GCCGTTGAATATCAAAACGTTGGCAATGTGAGAAGATTCTATTTATATATAAATAATTCAATGGTTGCATTTGTTGATGATCCAGATCCATTACCAATTTATACAAATGCATGTTTATTTGTGCGTGGATCATCAGAGGTAATGTTTGAGAACTTTTATGCATTACAAAATGTTTTATCTTCTAATGCAAATGCAACAATTGTTACAGAAGTTAGATCAGATAATCAAGTAAAACTAAATCTTCCATCACCATTCGGACCAGATGAGATTCGATCATCTGATGCCATGAGAAAATATTCTTTACCAGGGTTTATTAAATCTACATATTTAACAGATGTTGCTGCACAAACATCTTCAAGATACAAGATGTATTATGAAGAATTTGGAACAATTATGAGAGAGTGTGCATATTTTAATATTAGATATGATCAGGCATATCCAGCAATGAGGGCAACTATTGCTGCAACGTTTAATCAGGAACGTGGATACACTGTGTCTGGATTCGTTCCTAGTGCATATGGTGCAGAATTTTTAGTTTTTAATGCTACAGATAAATCAATTGCTTTAAGTGAGGACACTGGAAATTATTTAAGAATTTTAGGTATAACCTTCACACAAAATATTACAGAAGAATTGACTGTTGATGATTTCTTTAAAGAGATTTCAAACTTCTCTGATCCATTAGTTGTTAAAAATCAAATACAATCTCCTTTATCAGCAGACAAAATTTATGACACAGTAAAAAGAAGTCGTGCTAAATATGGAAAGATGGGGTTTGAATTACAAACTACATATATTCAATCAAAAGATGAGGCACAAAAACTTATGGAGTGGCTATCATCTAAGATATTACGTCCAAGAAAAGTATTGAACATTTCTACATTTGGACTACCACACATTCAGCTGGGAGATATAGTATCACTAAACTATTATTTACCAGAAGAAGCGTACTTTGTTGATAAAGATACGCAGTTTATAGTATCTGAAATTAACTATGCAAGAAGAGAAGGCGGTATAGAATCTAGAATGAAGGTGATTGAAATATAATGGCAGATCCAGTTAAGCTCCCTGGTAGAGATGTAGTAGTTTTTAATAAAGTTGATACATCACTAGAAAACATTACAGCACTCTTGTTTGAAGAAATAGGAAGTTTAGAACTTTTAACTATTGCTCGTAGAGATACAATTGAAGGACAGAATGCATATTATTCAATAATTTCAAACTTGTCTGCAATTAAATCTAGATTTAATCCAACATCAATTATCAAGGGGCAAAGACCAAATCAATCACTATTTGATACTTTCGTTATTGACATTAATAGTAGAATTCCAAGTGATGCATACTTAGATAATAATAACCTAGCTAACTTTTATTACATTGATGACAATGGAAATTTAGTCATTGAGTTAGAAAATATGAATGCAGATGAAATTATTGAAGTTGAAATAGCCACAGATGGTACAATTATTACGGGATTAAACGAAAATGATTACTAATTCTGGAAAACAAATCATCGGAAAATTTTTACTGGGCCAAGCCCCTGACTTTGCTACACATATAGCTGCTGGATGTGGGGCAGATGCAAAAACCCCATCTGATACATTAAGTACAGAGGAAGTTTTAGCATTTCAGTCTAAGCAAGCATTAGAGTTTGAATCATTTAGAGTTCCAATTCTAGCAAAAGGATTTGTTAAAGAAAACGGTATAGAAAAAATTGTATTTAAAGCAGAAATGCCTACAGACCAAAGATTTAAAATAACTGAAGTTGGATTTTTCCCAGCAGCAAATAATTCATTGGCTGGAACATTTGATAGTAAAAACCTAGTAACTTTTAGTCCGACTGAAAGTTGGATTTTAAAATCATCATCTGCTTCTGTAGATCCAAATATAGAATTTGTAACAACGTTATCAACTACTAATACTAATATTACAAATACTAGGCCAGCATTTTTTATTAACTGTGGAGATGAATTATTTGATAATTCAATAAGGAAAAATAGAAATGAAACTCCAAGGTTCTACAACAGAAGCCTAATTGTTCGCGGTAATTCTTGTTACATTAATGATTCATACGATGTATCTTCAGTCTATTCTTATGTAGAAAACTCTAATCTATCATTTAATCTTGGTCAAAATTTACCAGATGACGAAGTTAGACTAGCGGTATCATTAATTAATAGACAACTTAATGATAGTACAGATCCAGACGCAGTAAGAGTAATTTTAGAGTTTGTTAATAATCAACCATCAATTGGTGAAATTAATGCGCCAAAAGCTAGAGCAGTTATGACATTTGACCCATCAACAAATAGATATTTTATCTTCAAAAAACCAATTTCTTCATTCCAAGAAGATGACGGTTTTTCTTGGGCAAACGTTAACCTAACAAGAATTTATGCGAGTGCAATAAAACAAAGAACTCACACCATTACAAATATTGGCCTAACTACTGCATCTGTTGGAACAGTTGTAATTTCTGGCACACACGACCTTTCTCCAGGAATGGAATTTAACATAAGCAACTTAGATGCACCATTTCAATATTTTCAAGGAACAAATTTTATAGTTACAAGTACAACTTCTGATACTATTACTTTTACTCATAATGTCAGTTCTAGTCCATCATTTAGTGCAAGTGTTCCGTCTGGAACAATTACTTACGATGGTGGCAGTGATACCCACGATATTATTCTTGATGGAATGAGACTAGAAAATCTTTCTATTGAAAATCCTCTATATTCTTTAATTGGTTATGATGTTTTGAAAGAAGAAAATGGCTGGCCTGTAGTAAAGGCAGAAAACTCTACCAACTTTATTGAATATAGATTTGGTATAGAGGTTGACATTGGCTAAGTTTGTTATACCATTATCAAGTTTACCACCACCAAATGAAGATGGTAATCATTTATTTAGATTTAGAATTGCATCAGAAGATAAAACAAGAACATCACCATATTCAAATTTATATGTGGTAAAAGCTGATGGTCAAATATTTCCAAGCGCAACAAGTTCTTTCAAGGTGTTAAAGGGAACAGCAACTACACCAACAACCATAGCTTGGGAAATGCCTACATCTTATAATTTTGGTTCTCAAGCAGCTCAGGCTGCAAAAACTTTAAGACCAGTAAGAGCATTGATTGTTTCTTCAAGTGTTGCAAATATTGATGTTTCTGGAATAGTTCCTAATATATATAAGTTTTCTGAAGCAGGAATGGGAATGGCAAGTTATAAATTTTATAATCCAGTAAGTAGACAAGATGCAAATAATGTAATTGATAAGTTATTGCAAATTCCAGGAGTTGCTTTTGCTGAAATAGATGAGCTAGTTCCTACTCCAAGAATTACAGCACCAACAGATCAAACCAAGTGGGGTATTCTAGATGTTGATATATTTATTGCAACTTTTGCATCAGCATCAGTATCAGCAAGTCCACAATATACATACTATGGTAGAACACGAGAAAGCCAGTTCTCTACTATTTTAGGAACATCTGGTTCTGCAAGAGTTATTGCACAGGTAGCTAGTTATCCACCACAAATAAACAGTAACTATACTATTTTTGATACTGGAAACATAAACTTAGCAAGTTAATATCTGCTACAATATGCAAAGGAGTACATATGGCAACAGGAATAACAACACCTCAATCTGGTCAACCAATTGATGTAAAGATAATAAGTGAAATGGCAACTGCCATTAACAACCTTGCCTCAACTGTTAATGCTAATCCATCAGCAGTAAGCAAAATTGATAATGGAACTACAGATGGTCCAAAAGAAAGTAGAACCAGTAGTGTTAAATTTCAGGCATTTGTTCTACCAGTCCCTGCTGGCAATAGAAAAGCTGGTGACGTGATTAGTTGGAACGCTAATCTTGATTTTACCTATACCCCAATAGTTGTTGTTACTCCAGTAAGTAATACGGGAATTGTTGCTGAAAACGATGTAAATATTATTATCAGACTTACCACGCCAACAAATGTAAGCGGTAATGTTTTATTTAATAAAGATGGAAATGTAAACATTAGCTTAAATGTAATGGCAATAGGTATCAAACAGTAAGATACATTATGATATATTGTAAAAAATGCAAAGGTAGGATATTTATTGACAGAGTTGAGTGCTCTGTCGATCACCTTGAGGTATACTGTATCATATGTGGATTAAGAAAAATTTATCGTCCACCATCTAGGTTTGGGAGTTCAGTACAGTGGCTGCACGCAACAGAGCTAAATCGAATGAAGAAATACAACGGACTGTAAAGCCTAGCGCAAAAATATTCTTTATTAATAAAGATTTAGTCAGGGTATTGACTTCTAATAGAGGCCAAAATATTATTTATTTATTTAATTTAACACAAGATAAAGAGCAAACAATGCTTCTATCTGATTTTAAGAAGCATAGAAAAAGAGCATATACAGTCATTGACACTTGTAGGCTATTAAATAAAAGTCCAAACCAAATGCGTGTACATATTCGTAATGGCTTTATAGTAGCACCAGTTGGTATTTTGCCAGGTGGAGAAAGATCATATACAAAAAAATCATATTATTCAGAAGATGATATCTTTGCAATTAGAGAAGCATTGTCTACAATCCATATTGGTAGGCCACGCAAAGATGGCAAGATATCAAATAGCATGTTGACTGAGCAAGATCTGCGTGCTAGAATGGGTGACGCACTAGTTCTGTACACAAGGACTAAAGATGGTAGCTTTATTCCAGTGTGGGCAGAAGAGACATATTAGGAGAATAAATGTCAGATAAAGCATCAGTAACAGTAAATCTTGGATATACCCTAAACATTGGTAACTTCCAAAGTCTTAGGGTAGACCTTGGGTGTACGGATATTGTTCGTAGTGAAGAGTCAATGGACGACGCTATGGAACGTGTGTATGCCTTCGTAGAAAACAAGGTCATTGAAAAGATTGAGTCTGCTAAGAAGGAAATGAATGAGTGACCTTATACAACAAGGTGACGCAATTATAAATTATTTTATTACTAAGTATAATCAGGCTTATAATGCTAAGCCAATGATTAATAAGAATACTGCAAAGTGGGCAGCTAGAGATATCGTTGACTCGTTTGGTTTGCTAGAATGTAAAAATGCAGTAGACTGGTATTTTAAAGTTAAAGACACTGGGCATGATTGGAATTGGTATGCCAATAATGTTGAGCGTCTTATTCTTGCAAGAAGAGACAAAGAAAAAGATGACCATAATCGTAAGATAGGAAGAGCGAAAGCGAGACAGTGGCTCAATGGCTAATGTTGAAGATAAAGTAATCAGTGCTGTATTGAATGATAAGCAAGTCCATGTTTTAATGCAGGCTAACGTAGATCCATTATTTAAAACACATGCAGACATTTGGACATTTATCAAGGACTATGCTGCACAAAATAGCACTGTTCCACCAGTACACATTGTTGTAGAAAAATTTAGAGATTTTGAGCCACTTACAGATATTGGTAGCACAAAGCATCATTTAGATGAGTTGCGTGAACACTATCTTAACGAAACACTTAGAAGTATATTAAAGACAAGCGCATTTGATCTTCAGAATGGTAAGCCAATTGAAGCTTTGAATACCATTATTAGTCAAACTGCTGACCTAAAGAAAAGTACAGCTAGCATTAGAGATCTTGATGTTGTAGATATTGATGATGCAATTGCATACTTTAATCATGTTAGGCAGTTAAATGAGCAGGGTAATCTTGGCATCAAGACTGGGCTAAAAGGCTTTGATGATTATTTGCCATCTGGAATTGCACCAGGAAACTTTGGAATCTTGCTTGCATATCCTGCAATTGGTAAAAGCTGGCTTGCCTTATACCTTGCTGTTCAAGCATGGAAGAATAATAGGAAGCCACTTTTTGTATCACTTGAGATGAGTGAAAGTGAGGTAAGAAATCGTGCATATACAATTATGGGTGAAGGTAGATTCTCGCATAGAAGGCTAAGCTCAGGTGAAGTTGATATTGAAGAGTTTGAACGATGGGGTAAGGCAAATATTGCTAATAAACCATCATTTCAAATTATCTCTAACGATGGTATTGGTGATGTAACTCCAGCAGTATTGCGTGGAAAGATTGATCAGTATAAACCAGATATTGTCTTTGTAGATTATATTCAACTAATGCAGTCAAATAGTCGTACTGATAACGAAGTGGTAAAGATTAAGAATATTAGTAGAGAATTAAAGATTCTTGCTATCAGTGAGCAAGTTCCAATCATCGCTATTGCATCTGCTACTCCAGATGATGCTAGTGATATGCATAGTGTACCAACACTTGGTCAGGTAGCATGGTCTAAGCAGCTATCTTATGATGCTGACTGGGTTTTAGCATTAGGTCGTGCTGCAAACAGTGATACCATTGAGGCAGCCATGAGAAAGAATAGAAATGGCGCACTTGGAGAATTTCTAGTTCTTACTGACTTTGATCATGGTAGATTTAGAACCAAGGATTTTGATGATGATTTATAAAAGCTAGTATAATAATAATATGTCAGTCTCACATAAAAATATAAAAAGATTCTATTTGGAGGGTGAGATATATGACGAATCAATTATTCCTAGAATTAAAAACGAATATATAAAAATGGTCAAGATTTCTATGAAAGCACAAGGCTATGTTGTAAGATATGATATTGATCCAGATTTTACAATATCATATAATGGTAAGACATTTGATTTTAAGCTATCAGTTTTTGGAGTTTACGTTGGAAGGAAGAAGGCAGAGTGGATTTCGGGAATAGACAAAAATACGATAATAAGCAATACTACTCACCAGAACAAATTAAACGGGTCTTACAGTCCTGTGGTATAAATATTGAAATTGAAATAGATTCTGATTATATTATCTTTTGCCCATACCATCCAAACTTTAGAACTCCAGCAGCAGAAGTATCAAAAATATCTGGTCATTTTTTCTGTTTTGGATGCCAGCATTCAGCAAACTTTATTGAGTTTGTTAAGCATTGTTCTAATCGTTCATACTTTGAAGCTTGTAGGCTAATTGATTCTAAAAAATCTGATGCTGATATATTATCTGAAGTAAGCGGTATGCTTGCTAAATCTACAGACTTTGTTGAGTATGATATCAATGTTATAGAAAAGTTACATAATAACATTATGAGCAACCCTAGTTGTCCAGCAATTAATTATTTAAAGGGGCGTGGTATAACAAGGGATAGTGTAGTTAAGTATCAGATTGGTTATTCAGAGAATCAAGAAATGGTTACCGTTCCCATTCATTCACCAGATGGTATATGTTTAGGGTTTGTAGCTAGATCAATTGAGGGCAAGAACTTTAAAAACTCTCAAGGACTACCTAGAAGTAAAACACTGTTTAACATTCATAGAGTTAAAATATCTAGTCAGGTGTTTGTTGTTGAATCAACATTTGATGCTATAAAGATAGAGCAGATTGGTAGACCAGCAGTAGCAACTCTTGGTGCCAATATCTCTAATAGTCAAATTGCCTTGCTAAAAAAGTATTTTACAAGTATAATACTTCTGCCAGATAATGATGATGCAGGAAATTCTCAGGCACATAAGATGACTGAGGCTTTAGGCAGCATCGTTACTATTGGCAGATTGCCAGAAAAGTACAAAGATATATCAGATATGAATAATGAAGAACTATCTAATTTAATATATAAATTTGACAATATGGTTGAATATCTAATGAATATATAAGGAGAAATATGTCTATTTATACAGGTCTAAAGAGTATTGACAAGAATATTGAGAAAGCTGCAAAGCCACAGTCAAGTGGACCAAAGGTACGATGGGTCAAGCTTGATGATGGTCAGAGTGTAAAGATTCGTTTTGCTAATGAATTGGATGAGGATTCAAAGTTTTACGATGTTGATCGCGGTGCAGCAATTGTTGTAAGAGAGCATCAGAATCCTAAGGATTATAAGCGTAAGGCTATTTGCACTATGGAGACTGAGGGAAGAGACTGGGCAGAAGAAATGCATCGTAAAGATCCAAAAGCTGGATGGGGAGGACGCCTTCGTTTCTACATTAACGTTCTTGTTGATGATGGAATTGAAGAGCCATATATAGCAATTTGGAGCATGGGTGTAACTAAGTCTGCTTCATTTAATACAATTCGTGAATATGCTATTGAGTCAGATGGTATCACGAACATGCAGTGGAAGCTTAAGCGTAATGGCAAGGGAATGGAAACCAACTACGTTCTTATCCCTGGCCCAACTGATACTGAGCCATTCGATTGGTCTGGTTATGAGGTATTTCCTCTAGAAAATGCTGTAAGGCATATCCCATACGCTGATCAAGAGGCATTTTATCTAGGGTATGACAACCCATCAACATCGCCAAATATTGAATGGTAATTAACGTGGTGGGGGGCGAATCTCACGACGCTCCCCACCACCCCTAACAAAGGAGAGATTTGAATTACGCACCCCTACATGTTCATACAGACATGGGTTCGCTTATGGATGGTGTAGCAACACCAGAAGAGTATGCACAGCGAGCAGCACTATTAGATATGCCAGCTATTGCCTGCACAGATCATGGATCACTATCTGCACACAGAAGATTCTATCGCGCATGTAAAGAAAAAGGTGTTAAACCAATTCTTGGTATGGAAGCATACATCACCTTTGATCGCTTTGATAAAAGAGATAAAGCAGAGCGCACCACACCACTTGATCTTATTTATAATCATATAATTATTCTTGCTCAAAATAATCAAGGGCTACAGAATCTTAATAAGCTTAATGAAATTGGCTGGACTGAGGGCTTTTATAGGAAGCCACGAATAGACTTTGATACCTTGGATAAGTATGGTGATAACCTTATTATTTCTTCAGCATGTATGTCTGGACTTTTAAATAAAGCAATTGAAATGGACGAGTATGCTGCTGCTAAGCAACATATTAAGTGGTTTATAGATAGGTTTGGTGTCGATAACTTCTATGTGGAGGTAATGCCACATAATACAGAGGGCATGAACGAAAAGTTATTTATGCTTGCAAATGAGGCTGGTGCAAAGACAATTGTTACCCCTGACTGTCATCACTGTACAAAGGATCAAAAAGTAATTCAGGAAATGATGCTTATCCTTAACACTCATGCAAGTGTACTTAAAGACTCAACATACGAGGGGTCTACAAAATATGACAGCATGATGGATAGGCTTGACTATCTTTATGGTAGTGATAGGTCAATGTCATTTAGAAGCTTTGATATACATCTTCTTGATTATAATGAGATGCGTGAGTCCATGTCTGTAAGTGTTGACGATGATTCATTTTATAAGAATACGTTAGCAATTGCAGATATGGTAGAAGATTATGATATGCCAAGAAATCTTAATCTATTGCCAGTAAAAGTAGATGATGCAGATGGTCAGTTAAAGAAGTTTGCTGAGGCTGCACTAGCTGAAAAGAATCTACATGGTGATGAGGTATATGTTAAAAGACTTAATGATGAACTAGAGATTATCAAGCAGAAGAACTTTGCCCCATACTTCCTTGTTGTACACGATATGATTTCATGGGCTAAGTCTCAGGACATTATGGTTGGTCCTGGTCGTGGTTCTGCGGCAGGCTCACTGCTTTGCTATGTATTAGGTATTACAGAGATTGATCCAATCAAGTATGGCCTGCTATTCTTTAGGTTTATCAACCCTGATCGTAATGACTTTCCAGATATTGATACAGATATTCAAGATGATAAGCGAGAACAAGTCAAGCAATACTTAGAGCAAAGATATGGAAACGTTGCGTCGCTTGCCACCTTCCTATCCTTTAAGGATAAGGGCGTAGTAAGAGATATTTCTCGTGTATTGCATGTGCCACTTTCAGATGTAAATCGTGTACTAAAAACAACTGACACCTGGCAAGACTTTACAGATAGTTATTCAACAAAGTGGTTTAGGGAAAAGTATCCAGAAGTACTTCACTATGCAGAAAAAATTCGTGGTCGAATTCGTGGAACAGGTATTCATGCTGCTGGTGTAGTTACATCAAAAGATCCTATATTCAAGTACGCTCCAATGGAAACAAGAATTCCAACTGGGTCCAAAGAAAGAATTCCAGTAGTTGCTATTGATATGGAAGAGGCAGCAGATATTGGACTTATTAAAATTGATGCACTTGGTCTTAAAACCCTTACAGTTATTAAAGACATTCTAGGTATCATTAAAGAGCGGCACCATAAGAGTATTGATCTACAATCAATTCCACTTGATGATAAAGATGTTTATAAGATGCTATCAGATGGTTATACAAAAGGTGTATTCCAATGTGAAGCTAATCCATATACAAATCTTTTGATTAAGATGGGTGTTAAAAACTTTGATGAGCTAGTTGCATCTAATGCTCTTGTTCGACCAGGGGCAATGAATACTATTGGTCGTGATTATATTGCTAGAAAAAATGGTAAGGCAACCATTGAATATATTCATCCAGTTATGAAAGATGCTCTACAAGATACCTATGGCTGTGTTCTATATCAGGAGCAGGTCATGATTGCCTGTAATCGTCTTGGTGGTATGAGTATGGCAGACGCAGATAAGGTTCGTAAGATTATTGGCAAGAAGAAGGATGCTAAAGAGTTTGATCAATTCAAGGATCAATTTATTAAGGGTGCTTCTAAATACATCAGTCCTGCACAAGCAGATCATTTATGGACAGATTTTGAAGCACATGCAGGATACTCATTTAATAAGAGCCACGCCGTTGCATATTCAACACTGTCTTACTGGACAGCATGGCTAAAGTATCACTACCCATTAGAGTTCATGTTTGGCATTCTTAATAATGAGAGAGATAAGGATGTTAGAACAGGATATCTTATTGAAGCTAAAAGAATGGGTATTCCAATCAAGCTCCCGCATATCAATGAATCTGGTTCAGATTTTAAGATTGAAGGGAAGAGTATTAGATTTGGATTAACATCAATTAAGTGGATATCTGATGGAATCGCTAATAAAATTATTAGTCGTAGGCCATTTAAGTCTTACGAAGAGGTAAGGAAGGCAGCATTTGAAAAAGGTAGTGGTATTAATAGCAGAGCAGTAGAAGCACTTAATGCTATTGGTGCCCTAACCTTTGAAGATAATCCATTAGATGAGGAAAAGATTAGAAAGAATCTGTATGAATATCTTAATCTTCCAGAGTTCAATGTAGACATACCAAATCACTACCTGGCCTTTGTCGATAATCTAGAGGATTTTGACGAGATGAGTTCTCATATCTTCATTGCAGTTGCAAAAAAGATTAAGAGGGCTAATGGTTGGTCAAGGGTAGACTTTATGGATAAGACAAAGATGGTTGGATTCTTTGATGAGCAGGAAACACAAATAGAAACTGGTAAGACATATCTATTGTTGACTGCATCTAATCGTGTTGCAAGGGCAATACCAATAGATAAATTAGATGAATATAAAGATGATCCATTGATTAAGTTCCTAAACTATAAGGAGCTACCCTATGATCATGATGAGTTTTATGTTTTAACATTTAGGAAAAACATAACAAAGACTGGTAAAAAGATAGCATATATTACAGCAGCAGACTATAATAGAAGCTTGCATCCTATAGTTGCATTTTCTTCAACCTTTGCTAATGCATATATGTTATGTGAACCAGGGAAGGCATTGAAAATGAAAATTCTTACTATGAAGGATGGAACAACTATGTTAGAGGAAGTTAGAAATGCTTAATGATTTAGATGACGTTGCATTTACATTAAATGCACATGCAAGAGAAAAAGGTTTTTGGGAACCACTAAAGCGTATGGATAAGCAGGACCATATTATTTTTTATCTCAAGCAACTTCAGATGATTAATACTGAAGTAAGCGAAGTAACTGAAGCAATACGAAAGCAAAAGGGTGAGGATGAGGTAGTAGAAGAACTCGCTGACATTCTTGTTCGACTGCTTGACTTTTATGGCGGTATTGCAACTGAAGGATATGTTAAAGAGTCTTTGCAACAACACTTTAATAATAAAGTTCAGGTTAACAGAGGTCGTCCTCGTATGCACGGGAATCTGGCATGAGCATAGAGGATGTTCTTTCCCAAATTGATCCAAAGCTACGAAAAAATATTACAGCAGCAAATAAGGTTGAGGTAATAAAGCAAAAAACTCCTAGCATAGGATTAAATACCTCATTAGAGGGTGGTCTTGCCTATGGTAGACAAATATTAATTTGGGGAAATAAGTCAGCAGGTAAGTCATCATTTTGCCAGCAGTTAGTTGGTATGGCACAGAAAGATGGAAAGCTTGCTGCGTGGATTGATGCTGAGCAATCCTTTGACCCAGAGTGGGCAACAAAGCTCGGGGTAGATGTAGATAACCTTATCTATTCTGGATCAAGAACTATTAATGAGATGGTTGATGTTGGTACACAGCTAATGTCAGCAGGGGTAGATATTATTGTTGTTGATAGTATATCTGCTCTTCTTCCAGCAATCTACTTTGAGAAAGACTCAAATGAGTTAAAGCAACTAGAGAATACAAAACAGATTGGTGCAGAAGCCAGAGATATGACCAATGCTGTAAAGATGCTTAACTATGCAAACAATCAGACTAAGCAGACATTGCTTATTCTTATTTCACAACAGCGTAATCAAATTGGCGCTATGTATGTTAGTCATTCTCCAACTGGTGGACATGCTGTTAAGTTCTTTTCAAGTACTGTTGTAAAGCTATGGTCATCTGAGTCTGATAATCAGGCGATCAAAGAAAAGATAGCATCTGGAGATAAGCTTATTGAAAAGCGAGTTGGCAGATCTGTCAATTGGAATATTGACTTTAATAAAACTGGTCCAAACTTTGGTTCAGGAAGCTATGACTTCTACTTCGATGGTTCACATATTGGCATAGACAACGTTGCTGAAATTGTTGATGTTGCTGAGCTTAATGGAAAGATCGAAAAGAGTGGTGCATGGTATACAGTCCTTGGAGAAAGATTCCAGGGTAGGGCAAAGGTAGTAGATTGGCTAAGAAACAATCCAGAAAAGGTAGATGAACTTGTCAGCATTATCTAAATATGAAGTAATTAGTGGTGAGTTTGTTTGTCAAAACTGCAATCAAACTATTAATAGTTCAAGGTTTTATAAGGCAACACTAGAACTCACCTGGAAATGCAAGAAGTGTGAGCATGTATCTAATGTAAGCATCTATAAGAAACGTGGATACTAGTGAGTGAACGCTCAGAGTTAAAGCGTATAGGGGCACAAGCACATAAAAATTCTGGTAGAGGAATGAAAAAAGCTGATGGGAACCTTGATAATTATGTTGTTGATGTAAAGGAATATAGTAAGTCTTTTTCAGTAACACAAGATGTTTGGGCAAAGATTGTAACAGATACATTAAAGGTAGATCCAAATAAGTCCCCAGTCATCATGCTAGTGCTTGGTGATCAAAGAAAGGTTAGGCTTGCTATAATTGAATGGAATGAGTTTGAGTTGTTACGAGAGATAAGAGAGAATAATGAGTGATAAGAGTACGCTAGAGTCTGTTGATGGTCTATATCAGATAGCAGACTTTATGGAAGATGAAGAATTAACAAAGTCATTAGAGTTTATTGCTAAGCTAATTTTAAAACCAGATATTCCTTTCAATGTCGCATCAATAGAAATTGTAAGGATGCAGGCTATTGCAGCGAAGTTAGCATTGAGGGCATCGTGGATGACAAATGTTGATAAGAGTGATCGTGCTAAAAAGAATATGTACTACACTGCTGCTGCTGAAATAGATAAGGTTGTTGCTTCACTTAAATATTTGGTGAGGGCATAATGTCAAAAAGTTTAGTAAAAACTATTTTAAATAAGGGTCAGAACGTTATTGAAGAGGTAGCGGAGTTTATCAACGAAGATTTTCATCATGAAAATGAATTCAAAGACCTTGCTGATACAATCATCAAAGGCTATGAGGTTTCTAATCAGTCAAGATCTAAGTATCAAGTCAAGAAAACCTTTGCTCCATCGTCAATAGTTTTCTCTGGTGGACAGGGAGTTTGTCCTAGATTCTGGTACCTTGCTTTCCAAGGTGGCGACTTCATTTACAATAATGATGGTAAAAGTATTGCCAATATGGATAGTGGTAGTGACAGGCATACAAGAATAGAAGCTGCCATGGAAGGTGCTAATGTATTAAGTAAGTCTGAATTTGATTTAACATATGATGATCCACCAATTTATGGCAAAGTTGACTGCTTAGTCAAATGGAAAAATGAAGAGTATGTTGGAGAAATTAAAACAAAAGATGATGAGGGTTTTAATTATTACAAGAGAAGCATGAAGCCTTCTTCATATCATGTTTTACAGCTACTTATTTACATGAAGATTCTTAAGAGCAAGAAGGGTCTAATTATTTATGAGAACAAAAACACTCATGATATACTAATTCTTCCTGTTAATGTCAATCAGGCACATGTAGACTTTGTTAACTACCTGTTTGATTGGATGAAAACAGTATATGCAGCCTGGGAAAATAAAACATTACCCAAGATTCCTTTCCGTGGAGGAAAGCAAATAAAGTTATGCGAAAGGTGTCCTTTACAAAAGCAATGTGAAAGCTCTCCAGTCGGAGATATTCTCATTGAAAGAAGAAAGGATGAAAAGGGGATGTTCTAAATGTCATTCTGTACATGGTGCGATAAAGAATTTGAAAAAAAATCTACAAAACAAATTTATTGCAGTATAGAATGCCGTCATGAAGCAAGTAAAGAAAAAATTTTAGAGCGATATCATATAGAAAAAAGAAAAAAAAGAAAAGGTAAAGTAAGAATGTGTGCTGGTGGATGCGGTACTGCACTAAGCATGTATAATGATAGTGGAATCTGTGATAACTGCATTGTTAATAAAAAAAAGATTAACAGCTTTATAAAAGAATTGAAGGGTTACTTTGACTACGAAATACAGTAATAAAACATTGATTAGTGTCACAAAGCCTCAAAAAATAATTGCAGTTGATGCATCCACTAATTCGCTAGCATTTTCTTATTATGAAAGTGGAAGATTAATCAAGTATGGAAAAATTAGATTTGTTGGAGGGGATGCTTTTTATAAAGCAGGAGATGCTTGCAAAAAGTGTATCCCCTTTCTCAAACAATTTCAAGCTGATGCAATGGTTATTGAGTCGGCAATATATAGCAACTCTCCAAAAACTGCAATGCAATTGTCGTTGGTGCAGGGAGCTATTATTGCAGCGGCATACATTAGTGGAATTAGGATTATTAAATCTATTACTCCTATGCAATGGCAAAACCATATTGGAAACAGACTTCTAACTAAACAAGAAAAGTCAGATATAGAAAAAAAGTTTCCAGGGAAATCAAGATCCTGGTATAAATCAAAAGAACGAGAAACAAGAAAAAATAAAACAATTGATGCAGTACAAAATCAATTTAAGGTGGTTGTAGATGATGATGACGTGGCAGACGCAATTGCTATTGGATGGTACGTTTCTGATCGTTGGAATTCTATGTTTGAAGATGGTGTAGAGGATGCCTAAACTTTACCAATCAGAGTCATGGCTCAGAAAAAGATTCCTATTTGATAAGAAAACTCCAGAAGAAATAGCAAAGGAATGTGGTTGTTCTTTACAAACAATTTATGTATACTTGAAAAAATTTGGACTGAAGGGTAATAGATAATGGAAGATATGGTTAATCATCCTAAGCACTACACAAGGTATCATGATATACTTAGTATATGGTAAAACATGAAGATTTAACTGGAAAAAAATTTTATAGATTAACACCAATAGAACGCCTTCCAAATCCTAATAGAAATAGTTTGTGGAGATGTATTTGTGAATGTGGACAAGAAACTATAGCTGCTGCCAGTATGTTAAAAGTTGGAAAACATAAAAGTTGTGGTTGCTGGAAAAAAGGAAAAACTAATTGGAATTACAAAGAAAAAACTTATAGAAATGGATACACATTTGTTTGGTGTCCAGATCATCCAAGGTCACATCAGAATAGGGTTAGGGAGCATATTTTAATAATGGAAGAGTTCCTTGGTCGTCAAATGTTTAGACATGAAGAAGTTCATCATATTAATGGTATTCGTGATGATAATAGAATAGAAAATTTAGAGTTATGGTCAACAAGTCAACCAGCAGGTACAAGAGTAATTGATAAAATTGAATGGGCTACAGAAATATTAAGACAATATAATCCAGAAAGGTTATCTAATGAATTCAAGTAATATTGATATGGTTAATCATCCTCCACATTACTTAGATTTAGCTAGTGGCATAGAATGCATAGAAGTTGTACGTCATAGAAACTATAATATTGGTAATGCTATTAAGTATCTATGGAGAGCTGGTTTAAAGAGCGAAGATAATCATATTGAAGATCTACAAAAAGCTATCTTTTATATTAAAGATGAAATAAAAAGGCTTGAGTCTATTGACAATAAGCAGCAGCTTTGGTAGAATCTTAGATGAACTAGACCTATCCGTACCTTTTATTGAAAAGAGGGAAATGGCACGCAGAAAAACTATTACATCAATTGATCCATTTGTTAGAGAAGAATCAATGGTACTATTAGATAAGACAATCAACAAAGGTGACATAGTTAAAATAAAGGGCGTTTGGGGTTCTGAATTTAGATTTGTGTCACTTGTTACTAATCCAAAAAATGGTGCTCAGTGGGTTGATTGTGTAGAATTAGAACGTGGCGTTGCGTGTGGGATGAGATCGTTTCGTCCAGAACGTGTAAAGCCAGTAACCAAAAGGATTAAAGGTGTCAAAAGAAGAAGATCTCGTAAAGCATCTGGATCAGATTAATGCTGTAGCAACAGAGTATTTAAAGGGTTCTGATGCCTCAGAAATATCAAAGTCACTAGACATACCAAGAGCTAGGGTTCTTTCTTTACTTAGCGATTGGCGTGAAATGGTTGCTAGCAATCAGGCAATTCATGCTAGGGCAAAGGAAGCATTAGCTGGTGCTGACCAACACTATTCATCACTAATTAAGAAAGCATATGAAGTTATTGAGTCAGCAGATCAGACAGCAAACTTAACAGCAAAAACAACTGCTATCAAACTTATTACAGACATTGAGGCAAAGCGCCTTGATATGTTACAAAAAGCTGGCTTGTTAGATAACAAGGAAATAGCAGAAGAAATGGCAGCAATGGAAAGAAAGCATGAGATATTAATTAATATTCTTAAAGATATAGCTGCTAATTATCCAACAGTTCGTAAAGAAATTTTGTCAAGGCTTTCAGAAGTAGTCAAAAGCAGTGAGGTAGTTATCATTGACTCTTGATCTTTCAGATATCATTGAGGCACTTGATGATAATCAATTCGATGAAATACCAGTAGATGTTGTTACCTTTGTAACTTCACAAGACTACTTGGCTCAGCCAGCATTGTCAGAAAATCAATACACGCTTGTCGAATGCATGAGTCAAATATATCGTGAAGAAGATTTGATTAAAGTCATGGGTGAGGAAAAAGGTAAGGAGCATTTTAAAAAATATTCAAAGGTAGAGATTATTGTTCAGTGTGGTAAGGGATCTGGAAAAGATCACACGTCTACTATTGGCTGTGCCTATATCATTTATAAGCTTTTATGTCTTAAAGATCCAGCAAGATATTATGGTAAGCCACCAAACGATGCAATAGATTTAATTAATATAGCTATTAATGCTGAGCAAGCAAAGAATGTTTTCTTTGATAACTTTGTAAGAAAAATTAAAAAGTCACCATGGTTTGCTGGTAAATACGATCCAAAAGTAAATAGTGTAGCATTTGATAAATCAATTACAATGTACTCTGGTCACTCAGAAAGAGAAAGTCATGAGGGACTAAACCTATTCCTTGCGATCCTTGACGAGATTTCTGGCTTTGCTACACAGTCCTCTGGTTCAAATGAACAGGGCAAGACTGCTGAAAATACTTATCGTGCATTCCGTGGATCAGTTGACTCACGTTTTCCAGACTTTGGTAAGGTTGTACTGCTATCGTTTCCAAGATATAAAGGCGACTTTATTCAACAATCATATGATGCAGCAATAGCTGAAAAGGAAACTGTATATAGAACACATAGGTTTATTCTTAATCCAGATCTTCCAGAGGATTCAGAGGGTAACGCATTTGAAATAGAATGGGAAGAAGATCATATAAAGTCTTATAAATACCCCAGGGTATTTGCATTAAAAAGACCAACATGGGATATGAATCCAACAAGATCTATTGAGGATTTTAAAATTTCATTCTTCAAAGAACCAGCAGATGCACTCATGCGCTTTGCATGTATGCCAACAACATCTAGTGACTCATTCTTTAAGTCAAGGGAGAAGATTGAAAAATGTTTGTCAATAAGAAATCCACTAGATGCATTTAGAAGATTTGATCCATCATTTAAACCAGATCCAGAAAAAATATATTATGTTCATGCCGACCTTGCACAAAGACATGATAAGTGTGCTGTAGCCATTAGTCATATAGAAAAGTGGGTAACACTTGAGGCATTTAATAACTACCAACAAATAGTTCCAATTGTTGTTGTTGACGCAGTAGCTTGGTGGGAGCCAAAGGTTGAGGGGCCAGTTGATTTATCAGAGGTAAAGAATTGGATTATTAATTTAAGAAGAATGGGTTTTAGTTTAGGAATAGTTACATTTGACCGCTGGCAAAGCTTTGATATTCAAAGAGATTTAAGAAGCGTTGGCATAAATTCTGAAACACTATCTGTTGCTAAGAAACATTATGAAGATCTAGCCATGCTTTTTTATGAAGAAAGAGTAGTTGGGCCACATATTGACTTGCTTCTAGATGAACTTCTTGAATTAAGAATTATGCCAAACAATAGGGTAGATCATCCAAGAAAGAAATCTAAGGACTTAGCAGACGCTATGTGTGGTTCTGTTTATAATGCAATTAGTCGTGGTAGAAGAGATAGTGGTGATGAAATAGAAATTCATACATGGGATATGGTAAAGTCAAAAAATATTCAAGAAGAGATTGAAGAAAAGCGTGAGATTCCAGATGATATTCGTGAATATTTAATTAATGCAAACATAATATAGGTGCTATAATTTTACTATGCCATACGATATTAGAAGAAATTATGGTGGATGTAACGGATATGCCGTCGTTGGTCCGTCTGGTGCCCATGGTTGTCATCCAACTAGAACCGCAGCCATCAATCAACAAAGAGCGTTATATGCCGCTGAGTCTGCAAAAAAATCTGATTCAGTGAAAAAAATGGAAGATTTATATAGCATGTTGAACGATGAAGAAAAAGCATATCACGATGCTCTTATTGAAATTGTTCAAGAGTTTGGTCCATTTGATCAAGGTACTTCTGGCGTATGGGTTGGTTATGAATCTGCTTCAGAAAATGAGGACGCTGTTATTGGCGTAAAGTGTGGCAATTGCTCATTCCACTATGATGCTGAAGAAGGGCTTGGATGCAAACTTCTTTCCTTTTTGGTAGAAGAAAATGGTAAATGTTTAGTGTCTAGTGATGTAATAAATGTTTTATGTAGCGGATGTGTATCAGAAACCAACTCAAAGAATTGTATAGAGTCTGTTAGTGTTATAATTAACGATTCAAATTTAGAATACCCAACACTATCTTCAACATCAAAACCAGGAGCAGAAATCTTAATTAATGAAGATTGTTGCAATAAAAATAATACTTTATTTGCTGATGTTAGCGGATTATGTCCCAATAATTCATATACATACACATGGAGTAGTTTTCCTGAGATAAATATTAATCCAAGAAGCGGATTAATAGCCATCAATAATAATTTTACAAAAATAAACACTATCTATAATTTAAATTATAACTCAGTATTTAATC